ACAATCAATCCCCTCCCTCCCTGCCAGCAGGGAGGGAGGGATATCAATAGCCAATCAGCTCCATAAGCGGGGTAGCATCTCCTTGCACTTATGTATATACCAATGACCTTCAGCAGGAGTGTTATCTAGTGCTTCTTGGAATAGCATATCGCGCAACTGTCGTACAGTCATAAATGAAACAGGCTCGTGCAATAGACGTTGTGCTTGAGGGGTAATGCTGGGCCCCACAAATATGAACTCAACTGGCGTGTCGAAGTGGTTAGTGGCCAGTTCTATATAACCCTTATCAGCTATAGTAGATACTACGTCCTCTACGCCAATAGGGTTAATCTTAATCTCAATGACCTGTGTCTTACCATTACTAGAACGGCATAGATCAAAGCGACGAGTGCGGGCCCGACTCTCTAGTGTGTTGATTACTGTTAACTCCCTAGTGAAGGGGTTAGTAGTATAACTAGCTAATAATACTAGATCCATCTGTATCTCAAGCTCAGAGTTATAAGTGGGGCCTACGTTACGTATAGATGGTGCAGGTATTGTCTTACTTCCCTCTACACTGCGAGAGAGAGTGGGGCCCAGCCTAATGTTATTATAGAGAGCTATGCGCCCATAAGCCGCTGTCCAATTACATACCCATAAGTGATTATTATAGTAATTGACATCGTAATAAGTATATAGTGCTCTTTGAAATGGTTTAATAGCTACAGCATCTAATTTAATCAAACGCGGTTTAGGTAGGCCAGGTTTATCTGCCCAGGCGCGCACAATAGGGTTAAATAAGTTCCTGACATTGCTAACCGACATCTTGAGTCTTTGCGCTATTTCAGGCATTAAGAAGTAAGCATCTTTACCGTCTCTATCAGGTACCCAGGTAAGTTCGTATTCATCAACCCAATGAACTAATTGATCTAGTATAGGGCCCGCGCAATTAGGGTACTCCTTAAGTATGGCCGTAGATAAATCTGGTAGTGCAACTGGCATATTTAAATTCTAAAGTAACTATTCTAATAATAGCATACAACTATTAATAGCACACGAGTCAATTTGTGTGCTATTAATTAAACAGATAGTTACTCTATAATCTTCCTATGCGGCTGTATGATTAGCATTCATTATATCAAGCATTCTATCTGCTTCTAGAATATCACTCTACTGCTCGCTGTTTAGAAGCATGCACTGACACTCCCCGTCTTTTTAGAGCGGGGATTCTTGGTTCACAGAGATTACTTGCTTAGACAGAATTGCTTCTGAAAAAGTAGAGAAGGCGCGTTTTTGATTTGCAGAAAGTACCTTTTTATCAATCCTCTAACCCTGAGATTGTCACCAGCTATATCATGTCTTCTGGATTAAGTGGATGGGATGATATTTAAAATTAGATACATTACACCCAATTACTAGGTAAAGGTCGAGTCGTCCTAAAAGGATGATTTGTAGGAAGCCGCGAACCTATTCCCGCTTCCCAGGCGAAATGCCCTTCAAGGACTTGCCTTCTAGTAGCACTCAAATCACTAGGTACAATAAATACTGTCGCTTTCAAAACAGGATTGTATCGAGTAAAGAGAGTACTAGCTCCTATTATTAGAGGGCTGGTTCCTAGATTAGTCCTTAATGTTTGGGTGAAAGAAAAAAGTCCGTCCGCAGCACCATTCCCCCAAGATTCGATTCTATTATTAGTAATTGTGGCTACAAAAAGGTGAGTTTCATTCAAAGAATAACTCACGGCTCCACTGCCATCATAATTAGGTTGTCCCCTCTTACTCGTGCAATAAATCGCACTTCTTAAGTTATTTTTGATTAATAAAGTATACCCAGCGGTAATACCGGATACATCTCCATAAAAATCTAGCAAAGAACTATAAGGCACATAACTTGAAGCCCGAAAGAGGACAAATATCGTGAGTGGGTATTGATAAGCCCATGCTTCAGGAATCCTTTGCAAACGATCATTTACCCCATCAAAAGATAAACTTCCTCGGCTATTAATTCCGTTTGACAAAAAACTTGGACGAAAATTAACATTTGCTTCAGAAAAATTTCTGCCAAATCCACTTTTGTCCGCCCAGATTCCATTTGAATAAGTAGCTGAATCAAATCCATCTAGCCACAGCAAAGGACTGGCTATAAGAGGATTAAATAACTGAGGACTGGCATCAATTATTAGCATAGCTAGTTAAAAAGTGCTGTTATTTTAAGGATATCTTGACTTAACAATTGAGATAACAAATTGTCGTCATTGAATTGTTCTGTCACTGCTTGTAAAATTGCCGATTCAGCAATCGGATTTAATTTCCCTTCATTATCAACAGAAACCGCAAGTCTTGGGGTTTCTCCGAACACAGCGGCGGTCATGCCTAACTTAGCTACATTTAACTTAACATAAGGATTAAAAACGATCATTTCTGACAAAATCCTTTTGTAAACATAAACCTTGACGGATTGATCATTAATCAAGCTAGGCTTAATCTGGCTATCAAAGAAAGCTTGATTAGTTGATACTTCATTAAAAGTCCCAGCTACATTTGTTAAAGCAATTTGGTATCTTTCCAAATAATCAGGGCTATTTAAAAATAAACTTTGAGCGGTCAAGCTATTAGACATAATTATCCTCGTGAATATTCAAATGTTAAGCCAACGTCAACGGGTCCACTTGTAAAAGAAGCAAATTCGATTCGTATCTGTTGAGCAGCAGTGATTAATTGCCCATTACCACTAACTGAATGATTCGTAGGGCTTGTCGTGATCGTTCTGCTGCCTAATCCCGGAATCGTAGTAAAACTCGCCCCACTACCAAAAAGCAGGTTAACTACAGCACTTCCGCTAGATCCTGTTAAAGTATTTTGAGCGTTTACAATCCTCAGTAACGTTATATTCTCCGTGTAAAAAATAGGCAAAGTAATGGCCACACTGCCAGTGTTTGCACCTCGCAATAAAAAAGGTTCTCGCTGAATGCGTGCATCTCCATCGTTTAGTTTGTGAGCAACGCTACCAGTTTGATCACTACAAAATAAATCAAACCCGTCACCCGTTCTGACAAAATAAAGAGTATTTGCTTGTAACGCGGGCAAACTGCTGATTACTTTTTGTGCTCTAAATTCACTCATCTTACCAAGCTACACTATTCCAGCCTGTTGTAGGAAGCAAATTGCTATAAGTTAACAAGCCATTAGCATTTTCCCCAATTTTATCAAGCTGAGTTTTATTGGTATGGGTATGGCTATTACTCACGGCCGCATCAATAGCAGAAGCCGAGCTAGTTGGCCGACCTTGAATATTTGCCCACTGCAAGACTAAATCCATTGATTCAGCTTCGTTTAATTTAATCCAAGAAGTCGTAGAAAATCGGTACAAATAAGTGGCTGCACCACTTGTTACTGTGGAATCTCCAGTTGCATTTAACACTAAAACCTGAGTGTCTCTGGTGAGTGTCGAAGCTAAAGCATTTCTTGCTGCTATATCAGCTACGACTGGCATTTCCCCGCCTAAACCAGAAATCGAAGCGTTAATTAATGCCTGAATATCAGTGTCAGTGAGAACTCTTTTGGCAGAAGAGCCAGTAGCATCGGAAACGTAAATTTCGACATAATTCGGCTTTGATGCCGGAGCTACAAAATATATCGCATAAGGCTGAAGAGTTCCAGGGAGTGCCGTTTCTCGAAATGCTTTAAAAGTTGTCATAAATTCTACCAGTTAGTGCTATTCCATTGTTTTTTTAAGCTTTCTAGCCAGTCTTGTTCAGTTCCAACAAAACCGTTGCTCAGGGCTACTTGATAAGCGGATAGCCCAATAGGGCCCTGTAGTTGTCCGCCATTAATCCACTCTATACCCGACCAAGTGTAAAGAATACCTTGAATTAGGTAACCATGTCCTATAGAGGGGTTAGTAGGCAGATCGCCTGCAGAATTAAGATTACCTTTAATTAATAGAGGCGGACCAGGCGGGCCAGGAGGAACATCTTTAAGCACTAATGCACTTAGTCGCTGTTCTCCCTGAAGGCTACCTATCTTGTCACGTATACCAATAGCACTAGCAGCCTCTGATAGATTACCTCCATCTACAGCGATGAGGTCGCTGGGCGTATCCGTTATTACTATAGTAATTGGTGGGCTCATAAGAGACATCGTTGATTGTAATTTACACATACAGGATTAGGCAGGTATTAGGCAGGCACGCACTAACTAAAACTATGCGTGGCTAGTTTTATAACAAAGGCTATTCACACAAAACACGGTCATAATATGACTGACGTTCTAGATTACACCACTATCTATGTTTCAGAGCTAGTTATGGTTCCTGCGGGAGGTTTAGCTCGTGGCATCCACGACACACTCTACAGCGTGACGGCTTTAGTTGATTTGTCTCTAGAGTTGCCGACGGCGAAAGAGATATACGATGCTTACAAACACAATAACGCTCATTTCAGCGTAGAGGCTATAAAAGGTGGCTATCACTTTTACAGCATTTAGTAACAAGCAATTAAGTCAAAACGGGAATAATTTCCCGTTTTATGTTAACACTAGCATTAACAAAGATTATGAACATATACAAAAGATTGGGCGCAAAAACGGTATCGTTAGCTAATATGTGGAACGCAAAACCTCCTTTTATCGGGGAAGACGGTAATCCCTGTGAAAAAACTATAAAATGGGCATTAAGCAAACAAGGTTTTGTCGATACAGATAATATTAAGTTTGATTCTTGGTGTTCTTTAAAAGATGTCTGGACGGATTCTGTTGTCGCTGTCGTTCCTGCTACGGCTACTAGAAATGAAGAAACGATCTACTTGCATCCTAGTCTTAGCGGTATCTTAGGGGAGTTTTACGCTGAATGTTGCCGGGTCGATAGTCAAGAAATTATTATCGGACCATATCAACCACATCAAATAGAAAAAGCTTTTGATGACTGCATAGAAAAAGCGCAAGATGTACTTGAGTACATCAAAAGTAAGTGTATTTATACCAAAGGTGCTAATCTTGATAAAAGATTTACTTTTTTACATGATGATGGCTGGTATTGCGATGGTATAAAAGTTGTTTTTTTGCCTGTTAATTTTAATTGTCTTCCATCAATTAAAGGATTTTTCTTTTTACCTCAAGAGTGATTTGCAACTTTATAATCTTAATTATGTTTCTTAGATCAGAAGATTTTGAAGTTTTAAAATCTTCTGTCTTAAATATTGTTAAGTTACAAGATCACTCTCTATCAGACGTACCGCTGACAAGAATAGCTTTAATCTGTGATAAGCATCCTGAGATAATCAAAAAGCAAGGGATTAACAGAAATAATTCTCTCAAATAGTTGATATTTCTGGGAGAATATCGTAAGACAGGATCAAGTAAACAAACACACAAGAGGTAACAAGACATGACTTCTATTAATTTTTACGAAAGAACGACGCTTATCAAGCGTATCGAAAACAATCTCAATGAAATTAACCAAAGATATTTTGAGGGAGGCCACGTGATATTATCAGTGACTGATAACGGTGATTACCTCACTGTCAAAAAACAAGGTGTTTACTTAGCAGGTTATGATACTCAAAAGCTTTTTGACGCTCTAGAAGATTTTAGTGAAGAAGTTCGGGAGTTTCTTTTTCCTTATGACCTGTGGGACTATTTAGATTATTGCAAGTACACGCCAGAAAATCAGGAATCTGACAATAAATTAAAAACCGATGATGAATTATCGCTCTCTGACAGTGTCGATATGCTGCTGAGTAAACCTGAACCTGTACCTATAGATGAATCTTCTGGACTGCATGATTGGACTGTTAGTTTAATACGCCACTCACAAACTATACATACCAAAGTTTCTACCTTAAGCAAATTAGTTGAGGAACTAGAAACAAAAAATGAAATTCTGGAGAAAAAAAATCAAGAATTAGAGCAGAGCAAAGAATACAACGAAGCATGGATTGGCAACTTAAAACAAAAAGTTCACGATTTAGAATCCTCGGTTTGGCTACTGCAACAGGAAAATAAGCGACTAAAAAATGAATCAGAGGAATGGAAAGAGCATTTTATGGATATTTATGGCTTTGCTGACAGTATAGAAATTAGTTAGATGCCAGTTTCCAGTTATCAGTTATCATCCATCAAAAACAAAACTAGGAGTAAGAAATGACAATTAAAATTGAAATGGTAGAGGTACCACCAAGTCAGGATCAAAAAATCAGTAGTTTTGCGATTGGTAAATATCCAGTGACTCAGGAACAATATGAAGCAGTAATGGGAACCAATCCCTCTTGGTTTCAAGACAATCCTCAAAATCCAGTGGAAAGTGTAAGTTGGAACAATGCCCAAGTTTTTTGTCAGAAATTGAGTGAAATGACCGGCAAAACTTATCGCTTACCGACAGAAGCGGAATGGGAGTATGCTTGCCGTGCGGGAACTGATACTGTCTATTATTTTGGTAATGATGCTAATCAATTAGGAGATTACGCTTGGTATTGGGGAAATTCTCAGGAAACAACCCATCCTGTAGGGCAAAAATTACCTAATGCTTGGGGACTCTATGATATGCACGGCAATATTGAGGAGTGGTGCCAAGAAGTTGTGCTGCGGGGCGGTTCCTGGGCCGACTTTCCTAATAACTGCCGTACCGCGATTCGCGACTTCTTTAACGTCCGCCGCAACGACAACTTCAACGCTTACGGTTTTCGGGTAGTTTGTGATAATTAGTTACTAATCAATTATTTATCAGTTATATCTTAGGAGTAAAAATAATGATTAAAATTGAAATGGTAGAGATACCATCAAGTCAGGATCAAGGAATTAGTAGTTTTGCGATTGGGAAATATCCAATTACTCAGGCGCAATATGAAGCAGTAATGGGAAACAATCCCTCTCGGTTTCAAAACAATCCCCAAAATCCGGTAGAAAAGGTTAGTTGGAATGATGCTCAAGCCTTTTGCCAAAAATTGAGTCAAATAACCGGGAAAACCTATCGCCTCCCCACAGAAGCGGAATGGGAGTATGCTTGTCGTGCAGGGACTACTACTCGCTTTTATTTCGGTGATGATGCTAATCAATTAGAAGATTACGCTTGGTATTACGCAAATTCTCAGGGGACAACTCATTCTGTGGGACAGAAAAAACCCAATGCTTGGGGACTTTATGACATGAGCGGCAATGTTTGGGAGTGGTGCGAAGACGGCGTGAATCGGGGGGGTTCTTGGTACAGCGATCCTGATCTCTGCCGTTCCGCTTACTGCCATTACGACAACTATCGCCGCGACTACCAAAACAACAATCTCGGTTTTCGGGTAGTCTGTGACAATTAGTCAATTATTAGTTATCAGCAGTAAAAATAATGATCATTCAACAAGTCACTTTTCTCGCTAAAGACTTTGACGATACTGAATATCAATTTAGTGGCACCCTGTTTCCTAATGGTGCTGTAATGGTATCTTACGCTCACACAAACGACGGTTGGTTTGAGAGTCTTGAAAGTGTTGACGCTTGTGGAAATGCAAGTGTAGTCAATTGGGAACTAGGGAAAAAGTCTAGAATGTCAAGGGCTTCTGTAAGAGAATCCCTAAAAGGTGCTGTGCGAGAATTTGGATCGGACAAAGGCACAAAAAAGGATTTAAGTTGCTTTGATTATCTTTTAGCGTCAGTTGGTTATTAGTTATCAGTAAAAACAAAGCTAGGAGTAAAAATGATGATTAAAATTGAAATGGTAGAGATACCATCAAGTCAGGAAATCAATAGTTTTGCGATTGGTAAATATCCAGTGACTCAGGAACAATATCAGGCGGTAATGGGGAACAATCCATCTTATTTTCAAGGTAATCCTCAAAATCCAGTAGAAAGTGTTAGTTATGATGATGCCGTAGTTTTCTGCCAAAAATTAAGTGAAATGACTGGTAAAAATTATCGACTTCCCACAGAATCAGAATGGGAATATGCCTGTCGTGCAGGAACTACTACTGACTATTATTTTGGAGATGATGCTAATCAATTAGGAGATTACGCTTGGTATGAAGACAACTCTGGGCTGATAACCCATCCTATAGGGCAAAAATTACCTAATGCTTGGGGGTTGTACGATATGCACGGCAACGTCTGGGAATGGTGTCAATATAAGTGTCTGCGGGATAATTGTCTGCGGGGCGGTTCCTGGGACTTCTTTCCATGCCGCTCCGCGATTCGCCTCGGCAACTACCGCTGCGACGACCGCGACATCACTTTCGGTTTTCGGGTAGTCTGTGCGTCTTGCTAATGCAGATACAGATGATATGGTTGAGTTAGCTAAACTTGCGGGGTTAAAACACAAAACACTTAGAAGTAAAAATGATGATTAAAATTGAAATGGTAGAGGTACCATCAAGTCAGGATCAAAAAATCGGTAGTTTTGAGATTGGTAAATATCCAGTGACTCAGGAGCAATATCAGGCGGTAATGGGAGTTAATCCATCTTATTTTCAAGGTAATCCGCAAAATCCAGTAGAAATGGTTAGTTGGGAAGACGCTCAAGCCTTTTGCATAAAATTAAATGGAGTGACTAGCCATAAGTATCGTCTCCCTACACAAGAGGAATGGGAATATGCCTGTCGTGCTGGGACTACTACTGACTATTATTTCGGAGATGATGCTAATCAATTAGGAGATTACGCCTGGTACGAAGACAACTCTGGGCTGATAACCTATCCTGTAGGCGCAGCAAAATCACCTAATGCTTGGCTGATAACCCATCCTGTAGGGCAAAAATTACCTAATGCTTGGGGACTCTATGACATGATTGGCAACGTCTGGGAATGGTGTGAAGATGGTTGTCTGCGGGGCGGTTCCTGGAACGACCTTCCTTATTTATGCCGTTCCGCGAATCGCGACAGCAGCCCTCCCAGCGGGCTCCGCTTCAACAATGGCGGTTTTCGGGTAGTACAAACTATTAGACCAACACTATTAGCTGAAGAGATGTGGGAAGCGCAGTTACCTGAACCGTATAAAGATATGATTTTATCTGAAGTAGTAGAATATCTAGAGACTATGCAGACTAAAGAGGAAAAAGAGAAGTTTATAACTGCTATATACTGGTCAGGGTTTCAAGCGTGTCTGGATGATTAAGATGATTAGGGTAGGGCCCCTCCCAAAAAGTTAGCTATCAGTTGTTAAAATAAAGCACTTAGGAGTAAGAAATGGCAATTAAAATGGTAGAGATACCAGCGAGTCAAGAAATTAAAAGTTTTAGGATTGGCAAATATCCAGTGACTCAGGTACAATATCAGGCGGTAATGGGAGTTAATCCATCTTATTTTCAAGGTAATCCTCAAAATCCAGTAGAAAATGTCAGCTATGATGATGCTGAAACTTTTTGCCAGAAATTAAGTAAAGCAACAGGGAAACAATATCGCTTACCAACGGAGGCTGAATGGGAATATGCCTATCGTGCGGGGACAACTAGCGACTATTATGGAGATTATGCTTGGTATAAAGGAAATTCTCAGCAGACAACTCATCCTGTAGGACAGAAGAAGCCCAATGCTTGGGGACTTTATGATATGCGCGGCAACGTCTGGGAATGGTGCCAGCAGGTTGTAATACGAGGCGGTTCCTACTGCACCGATCCTCTTAACTTCCGTTCGTTTCGCATCGACTACATACGCCGCGGCAGCCGCTACGACAGTATCGGTTTTCGAGTGGCAGAAACTATTAGACCAATACTATTAGCTGAGGAGATGTGGGAAGCACAGTTGCCTGAACCGTATAAAGACATGATTTTATTTGAAGTAATAGAATACCTAGAGAATCTACAGACTAAAGAGGAAAAAGGAAAGCTTCTGACCGCTATATACTGGTCTGGTTTTCAAACGTCTCTGGATCACATAGATGATTACAGTTCTTAACTCTGCGTTCGCTTGGCTATCAGCTATTAGTTGTCAACTAACAATTATTTAGAAGCAAAAATGAGTGATACAGATTTTATTCGAGAAGTTGAAGAACTGCATCTGCGTCTTGCTGATGCAGATACAGATGATCTGGTTGAATTAGCTAAACTTGCGGGTTTGGACCCTAAACTCGCAATTCAGATTGAAATGGTAAAAGTTCCTGACGCAACTTTTGCAATAGGAAAATATCCAGTGACTCAGGCACAATATGAAGCGGTAATAGGAACTAATCCTTCCCACTTTCAAGGCAATCCTCAGAATCCAGTGGAAAGTGTTAGTTATAACAATGCCATAGCTTTTTGTCAAGAACTAAGTCAAGTGACTGGTAAGAATTACCGCTTACCCACAGAATCAGAGTGGGAATATGCTTGCCGCGCGGGGACTACTACTCGCTGGTATTTTGGTAATAATTATCGCCAATCAGGAGATTACGCTTGGTATGGTGGAAATTCTGAAGACACAACTCATCCTGTAGGACAAAAATTACCTAATGCTTGGGGATTATACGATATGAGTGGCAATGTTTACGAATGGTGTCAAAGTGAAATACTACGGGGTGGCTCCTATCTATCCCATGATGGATGTTGCGACTCTACGTTTTGCATAAACTCTTTCGGTGACTTCAAATACTGCACTAATGGTTTTCGGGTAGTCTGTGACAATTAGCAACTAATCAATTAATTATCAGTTATCAGTTATTAGTTGCTATCAACAACTTAACAGGAGTAAAAAATATGTTGCAGGATATAGCTCATTATCGACTAAGTTTTTTGAAAATGACCGAATTAAGAAAATTAGCATCTGAATATGGACTTCCAACACAACGATGGAATCGGACAATTTTAATTGCCGAACTTAGCAAGGTTATAGACTGGACGACACTGCCAAAACCTAAAACAACAGTTGACTGGTTTAAATTTTAGTTATCAGTAGTTAGTTATCATCCGTCAAAAACAAAATACTTAGGAGTAAAATGACAATTAAAATTGAAATGGTAGAAATACCAGCAAGTCAAGATCAAGGAATTAGTAGTTTTAAAATTGGTAAATATACAATAACTCAGGCACAATATGAAGCGGTAATAGGAACTAATCCTTCCCATTTTCAAGGCAATCCTCAGAATCCAGTGGAAAGTGTTAGTTATGATGATGCTCAAGTTTTTTGTCAAAAATTAAGTCAAATAACAGGAAAAACCTATCGCCTACCGACGGAAGCGGAATGGGAATATGCCTGTCGTGCAGGAACTACTACTAAGTATTATTTCGGTGATGATGTCAATCAGTTAGAAGATTACGCTTGGTATTGCGGAAATTCTGAGGGTACAACTCATCCCGTAGGATTAAAGCTATCCAATGCCTGGAGATTGTACGATATGCACGGTAACGTTTGGGAATGGTGTATTGATAAGTGTCTGCGGGGCGGTTCCTGGGGCGACATTCCTTATTTCTGCCGTTCCGTGATTAGCGATGACTTCGGCCACGGCGACAGCCTCAACACTCTCGGTTTTCGGGTAGTCTGTGACAATTAGTTACTAATCAGTTATTTATCAGTTATCAGTTATCAGTTATCAGTTATCAGTTATCAGTTATTATCGACAAATCAACAAGAGTAAAAAT